ATCTTTTAAGATTGCACCGGATAAAGTAGGCGTATCAGGTACAGAACGTCCAACAATTAAAAATATTGATAGTATCAATTATGGTAAACAAGAACGTACACCAGGTGGCACACGTAATTGGGATCCTAAGATGGGTCAAAACTATAGTGGTAACCCAGACCAAATTCGCATTGGTCAAACAGGCGGCCCAGGTTATGGTGGTACTAGTAAAGGTAAGAACTCACAAGAGTCTGTTGCAAAACGTGACACATTTAACTATGGACCTAAGAGTCAATACTAAGGATATATCATGGCAGAAAAATGGATACAAAAAGCAATAGGTAAGCCCGGTGCATTACGCAAAGAATTAGGCGTAAAAAAGGGTCAGAAAATTCCTGCTAAAAAACTAGAAGCAGCCGCGAAGAAAAAAGGTGTTGAAGGTAAACGTGCCCGTTTAGCAGAAACATTACGTGGCTTTAAGAAAGGTAAATAATCATGGCAGCAACACCATATCAAAAAACAGGTAATACAATATTCATTAGTGCAGCCGCAACGCCAGGCACAGGTAATATTCAAGTAGTAAATGCAAGTAATAGTATGTCAGGCATTAATGGCCCATTGTTTATTAAAGTAGACAATACAGATACTGCAAATATTGCATTTATAAACTGGGGACCAAGTAGTTCAGGCATTACTGCAACTATCGCTAGTGCAGGTACACCAGGCACAGGCGTTTGTATTCGTCCAGCAAGTACAGAAATTATTCAAGTACAAACATTAGGTATCAATGATGGCATTGGACCAATATATTTTAGTGCAGCCAGTGCTGCTGTAGCAAATTTATACATAACGCCAGTAGTTGCGTTAGATATGTAAGAAAACAAAAGGAAACAAAATGACACAAACAACAAATATCATTCCAAATTTATATGCGAATCCAATCGTAACAGTAAGTAAAGCATCTACAGCAGTGGTCACAGTACCAGTAGTTGCTAAAGTAGTCAGTACAACAGGCACAATTGGCACTGTTACAGGTTCAGGTACTACCAGCGATCCATGGACTGCTACAATCACATTAATGAGTTCAGTATCAGGTTTAATCTCTGGTAACATCATAACTGCTACAGCAAGTACAGGCACTTTTGCCGCAGGTGGTGAAGTCAGTATTAAAACAGTACTTGGCACTAATAGTGTTCAAATTAACAAGATTGGTGGAACTATTCCCACAGCAGGTTCAGTAACTAATATTACATTGCCAGCAGTTAGCACATTACCCATATTCATTGCAGATGGTGATAAAATTTTGTTTACTAACCCAGGTAATAAATTAACATTTAGTTCTAGCACAGGAACATTTGTAGTTAATGAAACAATTACTCAAGCAACTAGTGGTGCTACAGGTGTTGTTACAGGTGTTAATCCAACTTTTGTAACTTACACAGCAACAAATTCAACAGCATTTGATACTACAAACGTTGTAACAGGAGCAGTTAGCGGTGCTACAACAACTCCAACAGCAGTAACCGGTATGAATCAATTGTTGAATTCAGGTGAAAATAATACCAACAGTTATTACTTTAAGAAAGTAACAGGAACAACTTTCCAATTGTATACTGATGTTGGTTTAACAACTCCAGTTAACAGCACAGCATTTACATCATATACAACTAATGCTGGTCAGTATACAACATTTACTCAACTGTAAACAATTTCTTAATAGGAAAACAAAATGAAATCAACAAACCCACAAAGCAAGCCTATCAATCAAAAGCGCGGACCTACAACTGGTAATGAAAATCCAGGTAGCAAGCGTAGTGATTTTATGAAGGAAAAAAGTAAGAGTTCAGGTGAAAAATCTGTATTAGCAAAAATGGTCACAGACGCAGTTGAAATGCGTGGTCGTGGTCAACGCGGTAAAGATGATCCTGCATTAGAAAACTTACATGAGTATACTAAGGTTAAACGTGGCCCTGTAAAAGGCAATAAATAATCAAGTAATTATATTAATTACAGAGAGAATAACATGGGGTTATTCTCTCATTTAGTTTAGAAAAGGAAAAGAAATGAAAAAACAAAAAGTAACACCAGCAGAAAATATTTGGGGCGATGATTTAAATCCCACAACATTACAACCAGTAGCAGAGCCTACAATTGAAGAACCAAAAACAGAAGTAACAAAACCAACTCAACCAATTAGTATAGGGGCTGGTGATTTTGATGTTGAAGGTCTAATGACAGACTTTCCAACTGCAACAGATTTAGAGCGTTTTGTTTATGACCAAACAGGCGTAGTATTAAATCTAAAAGGTCGTGCAAACAAAGTCAAATATGAAACTGCACTTGCAGTATTAAATGGTGAAGATATTAATCCAGCATTATTAGGTGGCAATAATCCATATATTGAAAAAGCAGATATGGTGCCAATGGATGAAATCAAACCAACTCCCCCACGTGACCGTTCTATCCCAAGTAATGATGAAGTACAAAATAATTTCTATAGTCCTTTCGTACCACATCCTGATGCTGAAATGAGAGCGCAGGACAAGAAAGTAGATATGGTTTTTAAGAAATATAAAAATGGTATGGTCACATATGAAATACTAGGTCCATTAGAACAAAAACCAATTGGTGAGAAGTTAGACAAATATGGTCGCACTCGCCCAGAATATATTAAATGGATCGATCCACGTACAGGTGAGCAAGTTGCAGTACGTGAAGATGGTACATTAACACCACAAGGTAAACGCCTACGTGCAATGATGCAAACATTTAAGATTAACAAAAGCAATCAATGGGATGTTTGGGTCGATAGAGACTTTATTACTATCGACGGTGGTGTTGCTAATAACCCATGGGACTTAGACAAATGATAAATCGACCAGATTCAAGTAAAGCAACTAGTTTTCAACCTAGACGTACCATTACTGGTATAGAAATTGAAAAAGCAGTACAAGCAAAACAAGAGAAAGTATTGCAAGATACATTAATTATGCAAAAAGTAAATCATGCACATCGTGAAGCATTTAGAACTCGCTTCCCAGGACAGATTGAACATTGCATGAGATTGACTGCTGAACGACTACAAGGTTTATTAACTAGTAAGCCAGAAGAAATGACAAACACAATGACATGGGATGGTACTCCAGAAGAAATCAAAAACTTATGTGATGCACTATACCACTTGTCAATAATGAACCAACATTATCCTATTGAGGAAGAATAATGATTGGTCAAGAGACTCTTATGGCAAGAGCCTTGCGTTATGCAGTTGATAAAAACGAATTAACAATTGATAGTTTAAATTTTATACCAGGTCCATTGAAGTCACAACTTCAGGATCTGAGTATAGAAATTGCTGACGATATGAAGTACAATCAATTAAAGTACTTTAGACCATTCGCACATCAATTTAAGTTTTTCAAAACAGGCAATAGTGAACGTAGAGGTATACTTGCTGCCAATCGTATTGGTAAAACAGTAAGCACATGTTATGAAACTGCAATGCATTTGACAGGATTATATCCTGATTGGTGGGAAGGCTATCGCTTTGATAAACCTATCACTTGTATGGTAGCAGGTGAAGGTTGGAGTCAAGTAGCATTAGTGTTACAAAACGAATTGTTAGGAACACAAGATGTTAAAATTACTGAAAATATTGGAACTGGTGCTATACCCCGTAATTGTATTATTACAGACACTATGCGAAATGATGGTGCTAATTGTATTGGTGTTGAAATACGTCATGTATCGGGTGGCAAGAGTTATTTGCTCTTTGCTAATTATACACAAGAAGTAAGACAATTACAGGGTTTCAAATTAAACTTAGCAGTATTTGATGAACAACCACCCGATGACTTCTTCTCAGAAATTGTAACACGTACTGCAACTACACAAGGTAAAGTGTTATGTTCATTTACGCCATTAAAAGGATTAAATGGATTAGTTAGTAAGTTTTGGAACAATGAAGAAGGTTATGAATATATACGTGTGTCATGGGATGACTGCCCAGAATATGATCCATGGGGTCAACCTTTTCTACTAAATAG